TATCATGCTTCATGGCATAATTCTTTGCTTCCTCCATAGTTCCTCGACGGACTTCAAGATGAGCAGACTCCATCCCCTCACAATTATTCTGAACCCAATTGTAGCGCTTTTTTCCAATAAATTCTACATACCCCTGATAATGAAGGCGACTAGTCTCATCACCAATCTCAAGCTGATACACACAATACGTGCAATCAGGCCACGTGGAGGGATCCAAAAGAGGATACCCATCACACAAAAGAGGATCATCGGGTAGAGTCACCCGAAAGATCAAATTACGAGCACCACTAGCGTTTGCCATGCTCGCGCTCGTTCACGGGTCCCCCTACACTCGCTAAATAACTGGGTCACTGCGTGACCCGAAGTTGCCGGGAAAGCTGGACGGCAACTTCGGGGCATTCGGTCTACCGACCTCTGCGATTTTTTCTGTTCACTCCTGACATTTTCTTTGGCCTTTATACATCTACCTGAGTACATCGAGGGAGCTTCCGCCCTTTTCCCTCTCACAAAAAAATCCCTCGCACAGAAAAGTTCACTAACTTTTAAAAAAAAAATAAATAATTTTGTCCGAGCACTAGTTCACAAAATATTTTTTCGACACAAGGGTCGCAAGTTTTATGCAAAATGGAGGAGGCACAAAACCAAGAGCAAGTCATCGAAGTCGAGGAATCCCAGGAATACACACCATCTTCGAAACGCTTGAGCGAAGACGAAGGGGAACAGGAAAGATTCGAAGACGACGACGAACCTTTTTTCTTGATGAGGTCCAACGCGACTGTGGGACGCACCCGATTCGCAGAGAAAGAACCGATGCACGGATTTGGGGTTCAATCCCAAGCTCTTTCTGGAGACGATGAAGAAGAACAAGACAGCATGAGCGAAGATGCAGGTGATCTCGCTTGGTTCTTCAGAAAGATTCACCCTGAAGTCGACAAGTACTCCCAGATCGCGTGGTGCAGAACCTACGCGAATATGTTGGCTGCTCAGATGCCGAAGAACCGTCCCAAGACATACAAAAAGAGAAAGACTGAATGAAATTCATCTTTTGGCCTTTATTCATCCCATGAATCGAATACGAGCGTTGTAGCTAATGGCGGGGCTCATCACAGTGCTGTTTGCAAATGCAATCACATGAAGCGAATTGTCAATCACATTCGCAACAGAAGCAGTTGTCCCAGAATTGAAATTCACATTCAAATCAAGAGGAATGAACGCATCGAACTGCACAGTGTCTCCTCCAGCCTCAATGTTTGTCCCATCATAAGACACAGTGGGATACAAAACTCCACACCACTCCTTCAACACCTTGAATCGATTCGAAAAAAGCAAATTCCTCGTAGGACGACAAGTCGTAGCAGCATTTGCTCCAAGATTCTTGTACACATCCTCAGAATTCAACTGAGCACCATTGGTCTGAGTGTCCAAAACAATAGCAACGAAATACTCCGTTGGCTGAGGAACAGTCGTCTGATTGATCGTCTGCGCTGTCGCAAGACGGCCCTTGAAAATCAAAGACTTGATCACAATCTTCTTTCCATCACGGTTCTGCTCAGTATCTCCTTGAGCAGGGGTCGAAATCATCGAAGTAGCAGAAGGATCAAACTCTCCACCAGAGGCATCAGTAGGAGCAGCCAAAGCACCAGCAACAAGCATAGTATCATAGAACTTCTTCTCGATCCCAAGAAAACCGGCTGTTCGCCGATTCAACATGGCCCTTGCTCGTCGCGCAACGACTCCTCGCCTCGCAGAGCGAGCACGATAAGCAGCACGTCCACCACCAACTGCTCCTCCAAAAGCACCATAGCCTCTAGACCTAGATCTAGACATGCTCATAGCACGAGGACCTGAATACGATCCTCTATAGCGAGAACGTCCACGGGGCCCTTCCATCTACAAAAATGCGCGTGAAAACACAACTTCCGAAGTGAAACTCTGAAACCGAGCGCACCTCAACTCGGACAAATGCATTAAAAAATAAAATGGACAAAGTGGTCAAAGATGACAGAGAAGCAAGGCTCTGGAACTATTTCACCCGACAAGACGACTTTTGGCCCATCCGAGAATGGCCTGCGTGGGCTCAAGAGGTTGCCCTTATGTCCCATAAAAACTACAGACAACGCTATAGGATATTCCTTTTCTGGACCTTTAACGGTCTTAATCCGAACACCGCTGCAGGATGGCTCTACATGCGAGACTATCGACATCCAACACCTCTCGCAGGGGACTACGATAGAAGTGCTACCAGCCAAATCAACGGAATGATCAAACAAGCTCAAAGAGGAACTCTTTTCGAAAGAGACAAAAGATCTACGACTTTTGACATGATCCTAGGAAGACCAGATTAAATCAAGCATCTTCTGCCTTTATTCTTTTCAAAGCACGATCATTGAGATCAGCATCTTCAATGTCATCATTCATCCTCTTATTCTCTTGGATATCAAGATCAATAAGATCTTCAGGCGCCAAACCATAAACATCTGGCGCAAAATTGACTCGACGATCAGCGACAATACCGCGAAAAACATCAGGATCATCGAGATCTTCGGGGCGATAACGACGAGCGTCCTGCCAATCATCATAATCAGCATCCGCCCCATAAGCAGCAGCAAATTGCTGCCTATTCCTCCACGGGGCTCGACGAGCTCTCACGACTCGATCAAGCCTAGGAGCCTCAAACCTCCTTTGAGGTCTCCCCATCTGCCTACGCCAATACCAACGATCACGGTTAAACCACCGATCACCAAACTGTGCAGCACGAGGACGGAAAGGCGCTCGATTACGATTCCGCGCCAAATAATTACCTACGTAAGGATCCATCCCCTTTATTCAAAAAAAAACTGATTTGGGTTGGACACATCAATAAATTCTGGCGGAGCCATAGAAGGAGCCATCAAATCGACATACTCCTGCCCATTCCAATTCACTGGAATGTTTGGCCCTTGATGCACAACACCAGTGCGAAGAATCTTCCCAAATTCTCGAATTCTTCTATTAAGAGGATTCTGAGCCCACACCATTTGATGTGTTCTCTCTGCATTGTACCAGCTTTCTGGCTCTTGATTAGATGTAAAGACGATGCGACGCGAAGTGAACTCAACATATCCACCCTTCGTCTCAACCTTCATAGGATAGCGATCCAAAAGTCGCAATAAATCTGAATATTTGCAACAATGCCCATAAAATTCATCCCAAATAACAGTCTCTTGACCATCATAATCATCCCACCACTTCGTTCCATCCTTCCAATAAGCATCAGGAAACTCCCTTCTAGCCCAATGAGACTTATGAGTCCCAGAGGGTCCAATAATCAAAATAAGTTCCATAGGCCAATCACGACGAGGCATTTTGATACGCTTATACTCCTTCAATCCGCGTTGATATCTAAGAAATGTACCAAAAAAATTATCAGCAATATAAGCCATAGGCTTTCCTTCATCAAGAGCTCTCTTAACATGAAGAAGATCAGAGCGGGACCCCTGCCCAGGTTTAGGGGCACCCCACTCCCAAGGACCATCTAAACGAGTATCATGCTTCATGGCATAATTCTTTGCTTCCTCCATAGTTCCTCGACGGACTTCAAGATGAGCAGACTCCATCCCCTCACAATTATTCTGAACCCAATTGTAGCGCTTTTTTCCAATAAA